GCGGTGTGCAGGTCTTCGCTAAGAAGAATGCCAGCGGTAAGGCCCGCACTGCTAAGCAGTTGTCGGACTTCTTCACCGCATGTGCTACCGCATTGTCGGGCTTCATCGACGCAACTGCGCCTACTGTCAGCACCCGTGTTCGCACGGCCACTAACACGCTAACCATCACCTTCAGCGAGGCACTCGATACTGGTGTTGTTCCTGCAACGTCTGCCTTCGTTATCACTCCTACTCGTACCGTTACGGCGGTAAGTGTTGTGGGTAGCACGGTTGTGGTTACTGCTACTGGTGTTGTTGCTACTGATAGCGTGGCTTATACTAAGCCGGCTACCAAGGCTCTCCGCGACCGCGTTGGTAACCAAGTTGCTAGCTTCTCTGGTGTGATCGCCTAATGGGTAAGCGCAGGAAGCATATTCTTGCGCTTATCGAGCAGTCTTGTGGGGCTCTTCCTTATCTAAGGGGAGCCCTCCCAGTAGCTGTTAGGGAAGCTAGGCAGCCACCTAAACGTATTGGCGACAATGCGCTAGCTGCCTGCTATACACATAGTGGGCGCATTGTAATATGGGTTAAACCTGAGCAGACTGCTGAAGCAGAGCTTGGCTGCGTAGCCCACGAACTAATCCACGCCCTTGCTATATGGCAAGGACGACCATATGAGCATCCTATGATCGATGCAGAAATGCTGGCCGCAGAGGCAGCACTAGGAGTGCCTATTCTATGACAAGTAAAGCTATTAGTGTAACGGCCGGTGGGGCGGTTAAGGTTGGTATTGGCCCTACTGCGGGGCACTGGAATGGTATCTTTGTCGATGAAACGACAAAGAAGCTTAGAAGTGCTCAGGTTAATGCTGACGGGGAGTTAATCGTTACTGGGGCAAGTTGGGGTGGTGGGGGTGGGGGTGGTGGCGCACTTGACGGGCTTACGGTGTCCGATATCATCGTTAACCCAACGTCCGCGTATGTAGGAAATCCCAGTGCAACCGGCTATATCCTCGCGTCAGCGGGAGTCGACTCTACAGCCGGGAACGTAATCGTCACGCTTGCGCAGGTTGTGGATGCGCCTGAAGACATTGGGCTGTGGGTTTCTGACGGCTCCGATGGCTCTGGCAATACCCTTGTGCACAGGCACCCGGATTACCCAATCGATACGATCATACCGCTAACTACTATTTTCCCAGTGCTCGGCGAGCCTGGAGTTTACGTTAGGCCGCTGTCCTATGTAGATGGCGCGACCAGCATCACCATAGGTGATCCAGATTTTAATGCTGATTTCGACAAATACGTCGACTACGTACACACTGACACGTTCTACCCCCAGTACGGGAATCCGAGATTTAGCATAGTTAACCCGCTAGGCGCTACCGATAACGGCGGGTCAAGTTTCAAAGTTGGGGTTAGCTCCATAATATCCTCTGTTGTAAATGCGACAGCCGCAAAACAAGGTAGTTTCAATATCACTAGCGCCATTGTTGAATTCGGTGTGTCGGGGATTGGGGCGTCAAACAGCTTCGGGAAATTTAGGTTAAGTACTGAAACCGCCGTTGCCCAGGCATCGGACGCTGCGGGCACCAACGTCAGCTCCGTCACCGTAATCCCTACAGCGGTCACCATCGACACCCTAGCCACCATCCTTCCTCAAGTCCTGACCCAAACCACCGATCCGGCAGTCGCAGGGCAACTGTGGAATAACAGTGGCGTAGTCATGATTAGCGCAGGTTAAACTATGCAACACTTCCTTTCTCTCTTTCCTCTAGACTATGTGCAGCACGGTCTGCTGTACTTCGTTGTTGGCTTTATTCCTGCTACGCTGATCCTGCACTGGTTGTATGCAGCAGCCACACACTTCTGGCGCTTGCAGCGAGATGGCACCCTTACTAAGGCCCAACGGCTTAGTGCTGGTCCCTTGCTTATCCTAGCAGACCTGTGGGATATCGCCTACAACTGGACTTACGGTATCGTCGTCTTCCTTGACGTGACCCGTGATCCTACGTTGTCCCAGCGCCTGAAGCGATATGCTAAGCAGGGTGACACGCGCAGGGCGAAGATGGCTAAATGGCTCGACGCAAGTCTGCTTGCTAGCCTCGATCCTACTGGTAGCCACATCGACTGATGGAAGAACATAGCCCTTTCCGCGCCCGGTGGCGCCCGTGGCTAGGTTGGATAGGCTTGAATGTGGTAGCATTCCAGGGAATAGGTCTTCCTGTCCTGAATGCTATCCTTTCCTTCTTCGGAAGGACTAGCTTACCTTACATGCCCGCGGAACTCTTTTGGGCTAGCTGTGCCGTTACTCTAGGAACAGCCGGCCTACGTACAATTGACAAACTAAAACAGCCTAAATGACTACACCCTCAGCCCGAGCAGCAATCATTACTCGTCGTACCTATAACCGCCCGCTTAATCCTGAGGGAACTGTCTTTGAAACATGGGAGCAGACGGTTGATCGATGCATCGAGCACCAGAAGTGGCTATGGGAGCGGGCTTCCTGTGGCACCGGTCTATCGGTAAGCAACCTAGAAGAGCTTGCGGAACTGCGGGAACTCCTCCTGAATCGTAAAGTCGGGCTTAGTGGGCGAACATTGTGGCTTGGTGGCACGGATATCGCCAAGACACGAGAAGCATCGCAGTTCAACTGCGCCTTCATGAACGTTCGGACTGTCCATGACGTAGTAGATCACACATGGTTGCTGCTTAACGGTGCTGGTGTGGGCTCACATCCTATGCCGGGAACCCTAAGCGGCTTCCAAGTGCCTATCAAGAACATCGAGTTCATCAAGAGCCAGTTCACGAAGGAAGATTGGGAAGCTGGTAGGCATGGCCGAGAAGAGAACATTGAGACATTCGAGCCTATCTCTGGTAAGTGGACTATTAGTGTCGGCGATAGTGCTGTTTCCTGGGCTAAAGCAGTCGGAAAGCTCATGGCCGGGAAGTACCCAGCTACTACCTTGGTAATCGACACTAGCCAGATTCGCTCTAAAGGCATCAGGCTTCGTGGTTATGGCTGGATTAGTGCTGGCGACCAGCCCCTCGCCGATGCGATGGAGGCTATCGCACGCTTGATGAGTCGTAGAGCTGGGCAGTTGTTGAGCTTTGCGAACCTGCATGACATCCTGAACTGGATCGGTACTATCCTAAGTACTCGCAGGAGTGCAGAGATTGTCCTCTGTGACTATGATAGCCCGGATTGGGAGCAGTTCGCTACCTTCAAGAAGGATCACTGGCTCGACGGTAATCACCAGAGAGCTATGTCGAACAACTCCTTGGTATTCTGGAAGAAGCCTACGCAAGACCAACTGACGCACATCTTCCAGATGATGCTTGATGCAGGCGGTTCGGAGCCAGGATTCATCAATGGAGCCGAAGCCAAGAAGCGTGCACCCTGGTTCGCAGGCGTTAATCCCTGCGGAGAGATTCTTCTGGCAGACAAAGGCTTCTGCAACCTAGTGAATATCCATGTAGGCCATGCAGATTTCCTTGAGGATCACGCTGCTTTGCTGAGAGCAACTTGGATTGTCAGTCGAGCGAACTATCGACAGACCTGTGTAGACCTGAGGGATGGTGTCCTACAAGATGCTTGGCACCAGAACAACGAGTTCCTGAGGCTCTGTGGGGTATCCTTGACTGGTCAAGCTATGAGGCCGGACCTTACTGGATACGATTACCGGACTATCAGGAACACGGCAGTCAGTGGTGCCTACAGTATGGCTCATGAGCTGCACATGCCCTTGCCGAAGAATGTTACTACAGGCAAACCGGAGGGAACAATCAGCAAGTGTTACGACGCTACCGAGGGTGCTCACGTACCTTTGGCTAAGTATATCTTCAACAATGTGGCTTTTGGTGGAGACGATCCACTAGTGCCTATCCTGAAAGCGGCTAACTATCGTGTCACTGACCATCCTACTCGTCCTTATGACGTGCTGGCGTGCCTCCCGACTGCGTGGGAGTCGGTCAAGTTTGGACGGCACGGGAACTTGGAGGTTAACTCAGAGTCCGCCGTGATCCAGTTGGAGCGATATAAGACCCTGATGAGGGAGTACGTAGAGCAGAACCAGAGTGTGACGATCAGCTATGACCCGTGGGAAGTACCATTGGTCGTAGATTGGTTGATCGATAACTGGGATAACTATGTCGGTGTAAGCTTCTTGCTTAGAGCAGACCCTACTAAGACTGCGGCTGACCTAGGCTATGCATATCTACCGCAACAACCAGTCTCTAAGGAAGAGTACGATTCCTATGTGGCTACTCTGCTGCCCCTTGATCTAGATAAAGACACAGGCGATAGCATGGTCCAAGTGGATGATTGCTCTACAGGTATCTGCCCTATCCGGTAGTCTAGCGTTATTCGGAAAAGCTATTATACGGTGACTCATCTATAGCTTTTCCCTATAGACCAATATCCGATTGTGCAATAGCCTGAAAGGCTCTGAGCCGACGTAGTCGGATAAGGAAATCCTATCACGGCGATAGGAAAGACGCATGATGATCAGATCGACCCAGGATCGCCTCGAAGCCCGTCAGGCTGTGTCGGTATCACCGTACCCGGTTTAAGCCAGCCACGGGGCGGGGAGGGGCCTTCCTGAGGATTCCTGGAAGAGGGCCTGTGCGCGGCAAGCGGTGTAGCAGGCGAGATGGAGGAAGTTGGCGACGGAGTCGCCTTTGGCCCTGAAAGGGCTGTCGCGTTTAAGCAACAAGGTCAAAAATTGACCAGCGATTGCGAGGGGAGGACTCCGACTTCGCCAGCTCGCTGCGCCCCCCTAGGGGCCTGCGCCCAGCCGCGCATACGCGCACGCGTGTAAGGCGTGCGGGCACGCGTGCGCGTAGGCACCCACCAGCGCGGGCGTAGGCATGCGCGTAGGGCTGGCGCTATCGCGTGCGCGGAAAGCGCTGAAGGAAGCGGCTAAGGTAGCGGCGACGTAGTCGCGAGCGCATCTGTTTCTGTCTCCGCTTTCTTGCTCTGTCTCTTGCGCTCGTCGTATTCCTCGCATCACAGCGCTTTCTTGCTTCGCTTGACAAGTCGGGCAGTACTCGCTAGCATCTAGTCCTAGGTTGAAGCTTAGTCCTTTAGGACAATGGGCGACTCTGTCGCTTAAGTGCTAAGACCGAATAGGTACCGATTATGCAAGAGGCGATAGCCCTTCAGGCTTGAGTCGACTGTGTCGAATAATTGCTCATAGAGAAGTCGGATCTGTTTGCCACGCTAGCGACAGCGAGCGAGGGAGCCGCTAGGCGGAACCGAGCGGCGTGGGAGACGGAACCGAAAGCACTAGAAGCAAGCCCTAGCACAGTAGGTACTTGACAACCGGATAAAGATGAGGTAGAGTAGAGTCTCGATGAAGTAGACGAGTGTAGAAGCTCTAAGTAAGAGTCTAGTGAGAATAGCCGGTGACGCCGGGTTCTAGATAACGACTTAGATCAAAGCTTCATATAGACGGTCCTAGTTGATAGTCTATAGGTACTTGACAACAGATTCGGATTCTGTTATACTAGAGTCTGGCGAGTTAAGAGGGCTCGCATCGAAGATGCACAGCGTCTAATAGCGCTTAGCACCTCCGGTGCACAGCCCCTTGACAAGCGGTTCTAGTTATGGTATAGTGTAATCAAGCTGTAGACAGCGCGAGCTAAGTCTCAGATGCATAGAGTCCTATGGATTCTGTATCTGTGATACGCTTTTGTGTTAAAGTCTAACCGAAAGGTTATAGCCTTACGGATGGTATAAGTCCATCTTCAAGGGCTGACTTGATGCTCTGCAACGAAGTTGCCTAGCCCTTTAGGGCCGGGTGCATCTTCGATGCTAGGTTGATAGAAGGCACCTGATCAGGCTACGGAGTGATACCCGCCGGATAATAGGGCCATCCTCGAAGATAGGTTATGGTTCGTATGTGCCTTAGGCCGATAGTATCGGAGCGCCCTTACAACTGAGAACCTTAGAGGCTATGTCTGGAACCGTCGTTAGACGGGATATGCCAGATAACACCGTTAGGTGCCTAGTCTATCCCTATGGGCAGACTTAAGCGATCATACAATCGATTCCTTAAGTCCGCCTATAGGCGGTTATGTGACCTCGGTCACTCTTCTACAACCCGATAGGACTAAACATGAAAGCTTCCCTCGCACAATCTGCGATCATCACTGATGCTTCTAAGATCGGTGAACTGATCGACAGCATCCAAAAGGCCGGCGCTAAGCTGGATCGTATGATCTGGCAAGGCGCTGTCTCGGCGATCGCTCACCTGGATCAGCATGGTGATGTGACGCTGGTGAATCGACTCTATACGGCCATGCCTAAGGGCAGCCGTGCTCTTGCGCTGGCTGAGTATCTGCTCGCCTTCGCCAAGGTTCGGGCGAATGATGATCCGAAGAATAAGAAGGCGACTCCCTTCCTGTACGCCAAGGACAAGGACACCAAGCTGGAGAAGGCGCTGACGACTCCGTGGTATGACTTCCGTAAGGAAAAGTCTCCGGATGAAGTCTTCGACTTTGGCGCTATGCTGGCTAAGCTCATTGAAAGGGCTGAGGCGGCGCAGGCCAATGGCAAGCCCGTGAAGGGTGCCGAGAGTATCAGTGCCATCCGTAAGGCGCTGGTTTCTGTCGGCGACGATTCGTCGATGGGCGATCCCGACTAATACGACGGAAACTGACTCCACATTCCCTAGGTCTAGGCCCGAAAGGCCTGGGCCTATCCATGTGTATTTTTTTTTGGAGTAGTTATGTCTAAGCAAGAAGTATTGATGGGCTATAAAGGTATCATAGCCACGAACCGAGAATGGCTGTTCATCTTGCGCGACGATTCTAGGATCATGTCCGTAACAGGTAGACACGATGTGGCAATGATCCTGTCGCAACTGCTGCGGCAATATGCCGCCCGCCTTATAGGGGCCGGCTGCTGATCCCACAATCCCTAGGTCCGCCACAATGGGCCTAGCCTTGTGTGATTGTTTAAGGACTCGGATGACGTATAGCCTTTATATCCGCCTTATTCTCGCAGCCGCTGTCTTGTGTTTTGTACTTTCTGGCACTAGGCAACACAGTTGCCCTCGGCCCTAAAAGGGCTATCTTCTGTTCACATGGGGACCAGTATGATTACGACTACCCTTAACCGCATCCGGGCGCACGATCCTTGCACCCGCTCATGGAAGGCGGCCCTACGCCTGCTAGGCAAGACTAAGGCCGATGATGAACCGCTGGCGTACTCATGGATTGCGGAGAATCTTGAATTGTATGATGCACTCTGGTGTTGTCGAGCCGAGTCGCAGCATGCCAACCTGTGGCGCATGTTCGCCTTACGATGCGCACGGCGTGCACTGGCACGCCTGCCCTCGCCGGACCCACGCAGCGTCGCGGCAGTTGACATGGCCGAGCGGTGCATGTTGGCGCTGAAGAGGAAGTCGCCGTCGCTGCTCAGCAGCATCAATACCGCGCTCGCCTCCTACGCCGCCGGAGCCGCTTACGCCGCCGGAGCCGCTTACGCCGCCGGCGGAGGGGGCGCCACCTACTCCGCCGCCTTTGCCGCCGCCTACGCTGAAGAGCTGCGCCTGCAACTGCAGGACTTCCTCGAACTTGTCGGCTAAGCATAAAGGACCGATTGTGCTAACGTATCGTCGTGCCATGCTTCGCGTAGACTACGCAGGCTCATCGTGTGCCCAGGAAGCCGTTAGCGAATGGCTTTCTGTGCTCGTCTTTGCAACCGTGCAGGCTGTAATCCGATTGCCTAAGGATTGACAATGCGCGCTGTGTTCTTCTATGTCTTCATGCGTAGGCGTGTACTGCGTATAACACTCCGCTGAGAAGGCGGTTTGTAAGCGAGTTCTCGGGCCGCTAGCCTTCCCACAAGGCACCCGGGGCCGTATGGTATAGAGCCTACCCGCTATACGTGGGCATACGGCAGAGTGCACTTAGTGTGCTCTGCCGTGCGTCCTCCATAGGAGTTATCATGACCACACTAAGACAGTGCCTGTGCTCCGTAAGGGGCGAGCAGATTGGTTCCGGCATGCCGGATTATGCTGACAAGCTTGAGGCTGTCCAGAACAAAGGTGAGTGGACTTATTCCTTTTCTGCTCCACCGGTATGTACAGCATACTGGGATGCAGCGGATTGGGTTCGCTTTGTCGATACGCACGGCAGATGGTATAGGAAACAGCCATGAACCCTTTCACAGCTATATTGGCTGCTAGCATCAGCCATGGTGCCTTAGTCGGTGCCTTCGAGCATGCGCCACCTGGGAAGAAACCGGGGCTTGTCCAGCTTATGGCTGAGCAAGGGGACTGCGGACCTAGTTGGAAGCAAGCGACAACCTTCTACACGGACGGACGCAAGAACCGGGTAGGCTGCTGGACGTATCAGCCGGAGAATGATTCTATCCAGATTGTGTGGTTGGATGACACAGGTACGCTAATTATTGCGCCGGCTGGCGTGTTCACAGTACTAAGGCAATCATGAGCACACCAGACGAACGCATAGGCGCAGCCGTCAGTATGTCGTTGCGCGAACATTCGGATGATGACGTTATCACCGCACTCGCAGGACATTTCGTGTCGCTACTTACCGAGTTCCTACGAAGGAAGGGTGTTGACACGTCGAAGATGATCCACATTGACGGTGGCAAAAACCGCGACATAACCCTCGGGCCTGTGAAGTATCCAGGCATCACGGACACCACCCACAGAGCTGAGACGAAATCATGAGCACAACGAGGTGCATTCAAAGTGTTCCGGAAACACCGCCTTGAATACTGGCCAGCACGGAGCAAGACATGATCTTCGAACTTCGAAATTCTTCTATTGATGGCGAAATCGCCATTGTCCCTGTTGGCGCCATTGATGCGTGGGATATGTTCTACATGCTTGATGCCTGCTTCAATGGCTTGTTCTTCGTGTCGTGTTTCGCCGGGTATGAGAACGCTGTTCAGTATAGGACCTGATAAGGAAAACCATGAGCAAGATCCAAGACTTCGCCGAAAAGATTTCTCGCGTCGGCGCTAAGGCTGAGGCTATATCTTTGTCTGGGATAGCTTATCCAGTTGATATATACCGAATCCGCGCTGATGAAATCCATGGTGCTGCCGTGTTCGGTAACAACTCTTATGGCGTATTTGTATGGAACAGTGATCTACGGAGTTCCTCAGGACTAACCCTGCGTGTCAAGGAAGAACCCCTCAAGCTCTATGGCAATGTGTCTAAGAGCGGCAACGTATCCGCCGCCGGCTACACCAGCTTCGATAAGGCAAAGCTCGGCCCTAACGTGGCTGCTGTGTATTGCATCGAGCTGGTTAACGGCGTGTTCAACTCTATGACCGTGGAGAAGCTGTGAAGATCATCCTTACGCCACAGCAGAGGAACCACCTTAACGAGCTTAGTACGGTCCCTAACAAGGACGTCTCAGAGGCGGCTAAGAAGATGCTTCTTCTCGATATGCAAGGCAAGCTGACACGAGAGTACATACTTGAGGTCAAGGACTTGCTCGGCGAGGCTATTGCCCATAGGCAGAAGGTTAACCGCTATGGACAGAGTAACGGCGGCTAAGCTAGCTGAGCTGGCGGCTAGCATTAATCTGCCTGACTGCGTCTTAGATGTGCCAACCATTGAGCAGGAAACCCTGCTGGGTAGGCGCAAGCCTAATGACTCATTAGGTATAGCCCGCTTCCTGGCGGCATATCGCGCCAGGGTTCGCTTGATCGAAGCAGCCGAGCTACTAAAGGCTATGGCTGTGAATGGCCTATGGCCGCCTAAGGACGAAGCATGCTTATCATCCTCGCATTCGGCAAAGACGGAAACTGCCTTGGCGGGCCTCCGCTCAATGCCCCCGATGCCACTAGACTTGGCACCAAGTTTCTGACGACTGTGTGTGGTGTGCGCACTGTGCACCAGCAGGATAATCGAGACTCTGTGTTTCTGTATGGGGAAGGCTTCTGCTTTGACAACACGGGGTCAGACCTCGCTACCTTGTCTGAGGCTCTCGGGCAAGATGCTATCGCTATGGCCCAGGTAGGCATGCACTCTCGTCATGTGTCAGTTCATGGTCCCCGCCACCACCTTTATAACCCTTCGTGGAACGAGCTAGGGCTGCCTGATGACATCGCCTACTTCGAAGAAGGTTAGTCGCCGCAAAGTACTCAAGGCTAAAGAAGCGAGAACTATAGGCCATGTGCTAGCCGGTGCCGCTGGCGCATGGCTTCCATTTGCTTCTTGGTGCTTTGCGCACACCGATAACCTGCCTTGGTATGGCTGGGTTCTAGTCCTATCCGCCTTGAGCTATTCTGCACCAACCCTAGCCGCATGGTCGGGTAAGTGGTGTGGGCATATGCTGAAGGCGTGGGCCTTTACAGTTCTCTTAGAGGGCGTCCTAATTCAGCCCATCCTCCCAGTCCTGAGCTATGGCTCGCTGGCCCTGCTAGTTGCGATCAATGCCTATGATGCATTTAAGCGTGCATCGGCTAAGAAGGAACGAGTATGAAAACCGCTTGGCAAGAAGCCTTCGATGAGTATGCTGCAAGCCTTGAACCATCGCCTCATGCCGAGGATGGCTCAAGCCTGCGCAAGCACAGCATGGGGCCGGACTACCCGCTGGCTGTAGTTGGCTTCGGTGATGATACCTGGGCTGTGCAAGACCTACACAGCGGCCTGTATGCCACCCTCTACAATGACCCGAAGTATGTCCGCGTTGCTGCGGCATCTATGGCTATTACCCGTATCGAGGGCATCCGAGAGTACGGCCGCAGTAACTGGGACTGGGTACAGGCAAGCCGATGAGCTACGACCAAGAACAGATGGCACAGGATTTTCTCCTTGCGCTCCTAATCAACCAGATTGAGTGCAGCGGAGGGTATATCGACGTTAACTCGATCAGCCTTCTGAATCATGCGCAAGGAAAGCAGCTCGCTGTGCTCGCCTTCACATCAGAGACAGGCGAACCTATGCTGCGCTATCAAGTGGGTGACTTTACTGCGCCTGTAGGACAACCGCTTAACTAACGGGAGCTTAAGCTCGGACTTATTCATGCCTGCCTAGTCCCAGGCACCTAACCCGCAAGGAAACCATGGCTACTATTTCTTATCGTCGTCAACTCGCCAACGCCCAACGTAAGCTGGAGGCTCTCCAGACCCGCATCGAAGAGCTGATTCCGCTGGCTGCGGATGAGCCCGAAGAGGCGCAACCTGTTGACAATATCGTCGTCGGTGCGAGCGTGTTCGTCAAGCACGGTCGCTGCACGGCTAAGACCACTCCGGTTGTGCTGCAAGGTATCGTTCTCGCCAAGAAGAGCGGTTCCGGCAAGCAAGCTGATCTGGTCCGTGTTCGTGTTGGTGAAGGCTTCGACGAAGAGACGCTCACTCTCTTCTCGGCTGCTGTCTTCGACACTGAAGAGGCCGCTAAGCTTGCTGTTGCTGGCGCTATCGACGCATACAACAAGGCCGCTACGCCGACCACTGAAGAAGAGGCCGCTGCTAACGACGAGGCCGCAACCCAGGAGTAATACTTATGCCCGCAGCATGGCTTGAGGCTGCGAGAGACCTAGAGATAGGGCAGACTCGCCGCATAGAGCATGACTGCGGGCAGGGTAAAGCTCTTCTCATCAGTCGCAGCGATCGTGGATACTCTGCGTATTGCTTTCGCTGCCCTGATGGGCAGAATAAGTTGTTTCATCCAGCGGACCCTGAGCCGCTGGCAGTACGCATCGCCCGGCTTAAGGCCCGGCGAGAAGCAGAAGAACGCGTAACCACTTCATGTGCGTTACCCTCTCCGCGCGAATATAACCTGCGGGAATGGCCCGAGCCTGCTGTAGGCTGGTTACTTAAGGCGGGGTTAGGCGCCCAGGAAATTAAAGACCTGGGCGCATACTATACAAAGACACTTGGCCGGGTAGTTATACCCGTGCGCGAGGGGGGCCACGATGTGTTCTGGATTGCCCGGTCCATAGACGGGACTTTGCCTAAGTACTTATGCCCAACGCAGGGCCGACAAGATATAGTGGCGAAGTACGGACACGACGGTGGCCCCCCTGTGCTGACGGAGGACATCCTGTCAGCCTACAAGATAAGCCTAGCTGGCTATACATCTTGGTGCTTACTTGGAACCAAGGCAACTGACAAGCTGGTTGCTCGCTTAATCAAGCGCGGCAAAGGGGCTATAGCATGGCTAGACCCTGACTGGAAAGTTAAGAATAAACCTGGGCAGGCTAACGCAGCAAAGCTTATTCGTAGGCTTAATCTGTTAGGCGTGCCTACTGTTAACGTTCTCTCTGGTGCAGACCCGAAGAACCACACCCGCAAGGAGATTCAAGACTATGTCTCGACAGCTTTGTCCTCTTTGCAAGGACGTTTACCACAGCCTGAGTAAGTGTCCTCTGTGGGCACTGCATATTCCAGCTAAGCCTAGGGGACCAATGGGACCGCTTATAGACGTACCAAAGAAGGACAAGGATGAACGTTGATTCCCTAGACACAACAGTACTCAGGCTGCTGCGTAAGCGGGATACCTGGGAGCGCCTTAGTAAGGCTGTCCCTGTGTCTGCACTGGACCCTATGGTGCAGGTTCTGTTCGGAGACATGGCAGCATTCTTTGCAGCTAATCCTGATGCTGTCGCTATTGATGCACCACCCTTTCGTACGTGGTTATTCGGATTCAAGCGAACCGGTCTTAAGGAAGATGCAAAGGTAATCCTCGGTCGCTTGATAGACAACGCGTTCACTGGGGAAGTGCCCAGGGATGGTGAGGCAGGCATCATGGAAAGGCTGGTAGCTTGCGAGCTAGCTAGCCAATTAACCCGCCAGCTAGAACGATTCCAAGCTGGTGAGGAGGTTGATCTTCGAGCGGTAATCCAAGAGCAGGCCGATAGGTACGACCGCATAATGCAGCGGCGAATCAAAGATCCCTGGGACAAGTCTGATATCGGTGATATCCTGTCAGCTAGCGAGAACCATGCTGGATTGACTTGGCCCTGGGAGAGTATCAACCAGCGGCAGAAACCAGCATCGCCTGGGGACTTCCACGTTATCGCCGCTCGGCCTGATACAGGCAAGACATCCTTGATTGCGCAGATAGTATCATGCTGGGCACCACAGGTAAGCACGCTCTACGGTGATCGCCCAGTCATCTGGCTAAATAACGAGGGTGCCTCCCGTCAAATCATTCTGCGTATCCACCAGGCTGCTCTAGGCTCAACGGAAGACGAGCTAATCTTAATGCACAAAGACGGTAGCCTAAAGGATAGATACATCAAGGCCATTGGCGGCAAGATAGACCGCATCAAAGTGATGAGCATTCACGACTGGTCTTCCCATGATGTGGATGAGCTTCTTCGACGAGAGAACCCAGCCGTAGTTGTCTTCGACATGATCGACAACGTGCGCTTCAGTGGTGACATTAACCACGGTGGGCAGCGTACAGACCAAGTCCTAGAGAGCATGTACCAATGGGCGCGCTACCTAGGGGTTAAGTACGACGCCGTTATGCTAGCTACAAGCCAGATAAGTAGTGAGGGTGCCGGTATGCTAGTGCCGCAGATGCACATGCTCAAGGATAGCAAGACAGGGAAGCAGGGTGCGAGCGATGTCCAGTGGATGCTGGGGCATAGCTTTGATCCAACCATAGATGCACTTCGGACGTTGAGTACCCCAAAGAATAAGCGGTTGCGCTCAGGCTTCAAGAAGAGTGCAACTACTGATCTAATCTTTCAGGCCGATAGGTCTGTGTTTATGGAGACGCGATGAACCTGGAACTGCTACAGCGTGCTATATCCTCCCTAGAAGACTATAAAGATGGTGCGGAATGGGCGTCCTATGATAGGGAAACTCTTGCACTACTTGAGGCTGCTGCCAGTGCCCCCACCCCGTCGGCGCAGCCCATCGACATGGTGCTTCACTGCCCAGCATGCGGCCTGCAGCACATCGACGCGCCTGACACTGAGCCGAGCGCGCACAGCGACGGGCGCGAGTCGATGTGGGATAACCCACCCCACCGCTCGCACCTGTGCGGGCGGTGCGGCCACATCTGGCGCCCGGCTGACATGGCTACCAATGGCGTGGCGGCCATCAAGACCAAGGGCAAGGCGGATAGCCCGGCGGCCTCCCCCGCTCCGGTGACGCAGCCCGAGCCGGCGCATTGGATCGTCCCTGACTTCGGGTTCCTGTTCCCCAGCCGGGATGCCGCACGGCGCTACCTTGAGAACATCGGCAGCACTGCATCGCCAACCCCGCTTGCTCCGGTGGCGCAGCCGCGTGACGACGGCATGCCTGCCAGCGCCGACGAGCGCCACTTGCGCCGCCTGCTTGCCCGGCGTGTTGCCCTGCCCGGCGCCTACTACGACGACGGCGAGGCGCAAGGCCAAGAGCACGGCATAAGCATCGACTTCATGCGCGAGCCGGTAGCTGATATCGATGCAAAGATCCGGGCGCTGAATGTAGCCCGGTTCGAGTGCGCCGCCCACGGCATCACCGGGGACGCATCATGAGCCGAGAACTGCTGCAACGTGCGCTGGATGCGCTGGAAAGCCTAACGGCCTACCCTGGCCGGCGCGCGTTCTCCCCGCTGATCGCAGAGATGCGCGCTGCGCTCGCCACCCCCGCTCCGGTGGCGCAGCCTGAGCCGATTGCTTGGCAATTGCCCGGCACCGATAGCATCATCACAAATGCGACGAAGGTGTACCGAGGCGTTATTGCCGATCGGTACACGATTGCGCTATATGCCGCCCCCGCGCCGCTGACAGTAGCGCAACGCTATGAAGTCGGAAGAAAAGCCGAAATCAGGATGTGCCAGAACGCTAACTTGGCATGGCGGGATGCGCTCATTACAGAAACCGAACGCGCCCACGGCATCACCGGGGACGCATCATGATCTATGAAGAACTTCTACGTCACGTTAGGAATAACGGCAGGGCAAAGACGGATCGCACAGGAACCGGTACGCTCTCCGTCTTTGGTGCACAGCTTAGGTACAACCTAAAGGATGAGGGCCTTCCTCTAATCACTACGAAACGAGTACACTACAAGTCAGTAGTGGCAGAGCTTCTGTGGATGCTGTCTGGTTCGACTAATGTCGCAGATTTGCGCGCGCTGGGCTGCACTATTTGGGATGAGTGGGCAGACAAGAATGGTAATCTCGGGCCAGTGTATGGTTTCCAGTGGCGCAATTGGTCAGGTGGCCCAGATCAGATTGAAGAGCTTGTCGCAGGACTCAAGACTAATCCACACAGTCGACGACATGTCGTAAGTGCCTGGGCTGTGCATGACCTAGCTTATATGGCCCTGGCCCCATGTCACTTCGCCTTCCAATGCGATGTCACTGATGACAAGCTATCGCTGCAGGTCTATCAGCGCAGTGCAGACCTGTTCCTGGGTGTTCCGTTTAACCTTGCAAGCTATGGCACTCTCGCCTACATGCTCGCAGACCAGTGCGGCTATGATCTTGGTGACCTAGTCTGGACTGGTGGTGACTGCCATATCTATACCAACCATATAGATCAGATTGACCTGCAACTTAGTCGAGACATTAGGCCGTTCCCTGAGCTACATCTTTGGGGGAGGGCTGAGGATATCTTCTCCTACAAGCCGGAGCATTTCCACTTGGAGGAATACAACCCTTACCCAGCCATTAAGGCACCTGTCGCAGTATAACCATGTCACTTACCTGTTGGGACATCGAGTCCACTATCCGTGTACACTTAGGGCGCAAGGCTAATCCATTTACCGAGAAGAACTGGTGCGTCCTCAGTGCTTGGCGCCAACATAAGCAAGAAGCTAAGCACCACTACTTCGGTAAGCAACCTCCCGGCCCCGGTTGGTTGAAGCCTGTGTTGGAGGGAACTCGTATCCTGGCAGGTATGAATATCAAGTTCGACTTGAGCTATGCTCTGCGGGATGAAGAGAACCTTCAAGCATGGATGGACTACATCGTCGGCGGAGGCCGGGTGTGGGATATCCAGCTTGCTGAGTACCTGCTCGAAGGAATGGGTCAAGATAGCCAGATGCTATCACTCGAAGAGATTGCCCCGCGGTACGGTGGCACCCTCAAGTTCGACGAGATTAAGACTCTCTGGAACCAAGGGGTACAGACCGAGGACATCGATCCCGACTTGCTCATCAAGTATGCGAGCACTGGTACAGGCAACGAGCTATCTGACGTAGACAATACTCTCAAGGTGGCGATAGGTCAGATAACCCGTGCTACTCAGGCGAACCAGATCAATAGCATCATGCTAAACATGGGTGCGCTGGTTGCTATTGTAGAGATTGAGCGCAATGGGTTGTATGTAGACAAGCCCCTCGGTTTGCAAATCGCAGAAGAACTTCGGGCACAGGTAGCAGAGTGTGACCGCACCTTGAATGCTTTCTTACCAGTGGATCTTCCATTCGAGTTTAACTGGAGTAGTGGGCGGCACAAGTCGGCCCTGGTGTTTGGCGGCAAAGTTAAGTTCGAGCGCCGTGAATACTTGCTGGCTAAGCCACACGGATTCCGAGCGGCTGGTGAGTACGCCTTCCCTGATGAGTTCCTTAGCCCTGAGGATATGGTGGAGCATATCGCCTATGCACAGAAGGATAAAGTAGAGCCCGTCCTCGACGATGAAGGCTGGCCTGTGTTCTATGCTAGCGGCAAGAACAAGGGGGAACCGAAGACTCGTAAGATTAAGGTAGACGATCGGGACAAACCTAAGTCCCGCATGGGCGAGGATTACTACACCTTTACAGGCTTCACTAAGCCTAAGCCGGAGTGGGCCAACGCTAATGGGTATTGTCTGGATGAGGATGTTATGGAGGTTCTTGCCTCGCGTAACATTCCCTTCCTTAAGGCGCTGACTAGTCTGGCTAAGCTACGCAAAGACCTGAGCACATACTTCATAAGCGATGATGGGCAGAAGGGATTGCTTACTCTTGTTGGTGATGACGGTATCGTCCATCATACTATCAACCAGACAAGCACCGTGACCGGTCGCTTCAGTGCAAGTAACCCGAACAGCCAGAACTTTCCTAAAGGTAAGAAGTCCCAGGTTAAGCGCATTCTCAAGTCACGGTTTGATGGTGGCGTTATTGTGCAGTCGGACTTCACTGCTCTGGAAATCTACATCCAAGCTGTGGTCACTGGCTGCAAGCAACTTATCGAAGACCTGAAGGCTGGTCTAGATATGCATGTGCTGCGTCTATCCAATAGCCCTGCTGGTGAAGGTCGCCCATACGACGAGTTGCTGCTGCTGTGCAAGGGTAATAAGAAGACTGGTGTAGAGCCTGATCCGGTGTGGGACGGAAAGCGCACGGACTCTAAAGTGTACTCCTTCCAGGCCGCTTATGGCGCCGGTGATAACAAGATCGCTGAGACTACCGGGATAGGTGAAGAGCAAGTAGCCGCCTTCCGTGCAGCAGATGAGGCCCGCTATCCCGAGACTGTGGAGTACTTCGACAAGCGGGCTGAGGAAATCAAGTCTAATCGTCGACCATCCAGCAAGTTCGTTGTCCATCCCTTTGCTAAGGGCATCACCGTTAACCTTGGTGTAGCTAAGGTGCGGAGCCCTGATGGTAAGGTGTACTCTTACACCGAGCAGACTTCTCCCGAGTGGCTACTCAAACGCGGAGTAACTTCAGGATTCTCACCAACGCAGATCAAGAACTATGAGGTACAAGGTGGTGGCGCTGAGTATGCTAAGGCCGCATTGTGGATAGCCGTTCGAGAGTTCTACCGTAAGCGCAACTGGGGTGGCAAGGGCCTGCTAATCAACCAAGTCCATGACGCAGCTTATGCTGACGCCCACCCGGATGTAAGGCTTGAAGTAGCGGCTGTCCTTCATGCCTCTATGGAAGCAGCCTCTGCATACATGGAACATACGTTCGGTTGGAAGCAACCTCTCCCGGTCCCTAGTGACACTACCTGGGGACATAGTATGGCCGACGAGGAAATGATCCCTGGTCTGGACGAACCTGCGAAACAGGCCGCAGTAGAAATCCGCAAGCTGTATTTTAAGCCTGATTGGAAAGCAAGCTATGAGTATTAATCTCGACAAGATCAAGGCTAAGGCCGAAGCCCAGTCCCGTGACATGACCCAGGCCCAGGCCGGAGGGGTTGTCTATGAGGCCCCAGCGGCAGGCCCCTGCCGAGTGCGCTTTGTAGGCTACATTGAGCTTGGCAAGCACAAGCGATCGTTCCAAGGTAAAGAGAAGATTACCGAACGTGTCCGCCTTATCTTCGAGGTTAGCGGGCCGAAGCATCCTCCCCGCGACATCGATGGGCAGAAGGTTCCTCACCTTATCGTGGTCGATGAGAACCTCAGCCTCAATGAGAAGGCGCACTTCTTCAAGCTGTTCAGTACGATGAACTGGAAGGGCACCGCTAAGCACATGGCTAGCCTTCTCGGGGAGCCATTCCTCGGCGAGGTTGTTCATCGCAAGTGGAAGAAGAAGACTGACACCGGCACCGATCCCGCTAGCTGGACCGGCCTCGATGTTAGCTTGTTCAAGAGGGGTGTAGGCTATACTCTGTCTAAGCCCTTCCGTGCTAACGAGGACGACGAGCTTATCGAGGTCAAGGTTGCAGAGGCTATCAGCCCGCTTCGCTTCTTCACTTGGGATGGTGTGGACACTGAGAACTGGGACTCCATCTACATTGATGGAGAGTACCCTGCCCGCACCAACGATAAGGGTGAGGTGACTATTCCAGCTAAGTCCAAGAACGTGCACCAGCTTACCATCCGCAAGGCTGAGAACTTCTCGGGCAGTGAGGTCGAGTCCTTCCTCAAGCAGCAAGGCATTACCCTTGAGCTTGTCGGCGACGATGAAGAAGCACCTGCCGAGGACCAGCCAGCAAGCACCCCTGAGCCGCGCACTGTTCACACTGATGCTGATGACTCCGCAGTCAACGCTCTGCTGGGTGGATGATGATTAGCCGTGATAAGTTCACGGCCCTCGAAACTAACCGGCCCATGGTACAGAATGGGCCGATTGTGCAGGGCCGAACGCTATACTTAGACGGTGATGGCTTGGCCTACTTTTGCTCTGGCTCTGACACAACGAGCAGAGCAGAGGCCATGGGAAACCTAGAAGGGTTCATCCTAGAGAAGCTACGACTATCTCGTGCACAGCGTGGAGTTATCCTAGTAACTGCACCGGAAAGCCACAAGGGTTATCGGTACGCCGTGGCTACGGTTAAGCCATACCAGGGTAACCGCAACAGCGGTCGCCGCCCTAAGAACTGGGAAGCACTCCGCAATGCCTTGCTTGGTAACGCTTCCCTATTTGGGTTTGCTATCAAGACGACTGACACCTACGAGGCTGATGATCTATTCGGTATCCTCGCTAAAGCTGACGACGTGATCTGTACGCAAGACAAGGATATGCGGATGGTTCCTGCTACCCATATGGATTGGCATGACAATCACTTCGTAGCTACAGGCGGGCATACTTGGGAGTGTCGACATTACGGCACAGTCTATGGACGTAAGTGGTTCTGGTTGCAGATGCTTATGGGAGATACCGCGGATAACATCCCTGGACTCCCTCGCCTCAACGGTAAACTGTGCGGTGAGGTAACTGCTAAGCACTACCTCCGTGCTGCTCGCTTCGAGAAAGATGCTGCTCTCTTGGTGCACGAAGCATACTTCAAGCACTATGGTGAGCAAGCTATCCAGATGATGTGTGAGCAAGCTTTCCTCCTGTGGATGCGCTGGCAACCAGATGTCCTTGATGTCTTCAACAAGACATATGGCCCGCTCAAGTACCTCGGCCAGGAAGCCCTAGACATTGGCCGTGCCTACATCACCAAGGTAATTAGTGAACAAACTCAAGACAACTGGAATAGCAAGTGAGAGGGAAAGGCTTCTCAATGCACAAGGCGGTGTCTGCGGTCTATGCCGTCTACCTGTATATGCTGACGCTGTGCTGGACCATGACCATAGTACTGGTCAGGTGCGTGCGACTCTGCACCGTGGGTGCAACAGCTTGCTCGGCAAGGTGGAAAACAATGCACCGCGATATGGCCTTGGCAGCCCTGGTAGGCTTGCTGCTTTTCTTAACAATGCCGCCGGCTATCTACAGAGACATGCGGCCAATCCGTCCGGGCTTCTACACCCGACCTTCTCAACTCCCGAAGAGAAACGCTTAAAGCGTAATGCCGCCGCTCGAAAGAAACGAGCAGCAACCAAGACCACTTAGCAGTAAAGGAGTCCCCTTGCCAGGACCAGTAATAAAGACGATCGATATAGAAACCTCGCCTATTGAGTCTTACACCTGGGGCCTGTGGAAGCAGAATGTCGGCCTTAACCAGATTAAAACTGAGTGGACTATACTGTCCTATTCAGTCAAAGTCTTGGGCAAGAAGCAGGTTAAGTTCCGACACACAGGTGGAAGGGGAATCCATAAGGTACGTGATGACAGTGCTCTACTCAAAGAGCTACATGCTGAGCTATCTAGCACAGACATCGTGGTAGTGCAGAATGGCGTTAGGTTCGACTTGCCCAAGATATCCGCGAGGATGGTTATGGCTGGCCTACCTCCGCTACCCACAATAGCGGTAGTAGATACGCTCTTAGGCACGCGGGAAGTGTTCGCCTTCACCAGCCATCGCCTAGCTTGGATGTCGGAGAAGCTTACCAACGAACCAAAGGATGAGCACAAAGCTTTCCCTGGCTTCGAGCTATGGGTAGAATGCCTCAAGGACAACCCTAAAGCATGGGCTGCGATGGCTAGGTACAATCGCAAGGATGTCAGAGCCACCGAGAAAGTATACCTGTGCATCCGTCCTTGGTTAAAGCGCCATCCTAACGTAGCTCTCTGGTATGATGACGACAGCATGCGCTGTGGTCGGTGCGGTTCAGACAACCTGAAGGCACACGGTAAGTACCATACACCCGCTAATGTGTACCCTAGATACAAGTGCTATGGTTGTGGCGGATACTCCAGAGGGCGTTTCTCCAGCACGCCTATAAGCAAGCGACGCAAGTTGCTGTCTCCTATCTAAAGCAATACCCTACAGAGCGATCTGTAGGTATCAACCATGACTAAAGAAACAGATCCTACTGGTAAGAGCCCTCATAGTCCTGGGGCTAAGCTCGATGCAGGTAAGCGACGAGATGGCCTTGTGCTGCTCGCGTTCTCTCGGGCGCTAGCTGAAGTATCCAAGGTTGGTACTTACGGCGCCACTAAGTACACAGATAATGGCTGGACCGAAGTACCTAATGGTGTCAACAGGTACACGGACGCTATGCTCAGGCATATGATCGCCGAGGGTTCGGGAGAACATTCGGACAAAGATACCGGTCTGCTCCACGCCGCCCATGCCGCCTGGAATGCGCTGGCCCGGCTGGACCTGATGATCCGGGAGTCTGAGAAGGCCCCGGCAAGGCCCCTGGCGGCCCCGGCAAGCGCCGATCATTACGTCTGTGTAGGTAGGGGAGGGGTCTGGATTAAAAACACAGGGAAGGCCCCGGCTGGGGTGGACCCCGAGGCGCAAGTGGATGTAATTTTTTGCAACAACTCCTCGACCGTTTCTAGGAGGGCTAAAGAGGTTCCTTGGGAAATTGTTGACGGCCCCATAGGGGTTAACTACTGGCGCCTAACCAATACGGAAGCATCCTTAGGTTTCTATAAGGCAGCAACAGATTATCTAGGGAATTCCGCATGATTCACCATAACGCTAGTCGCTTAGGCTTAGCCGTATACTCTAAGCTTATCGGAAAGACTCCCGAAGATTTCGACGAGGCGGTGCAGGTTGCTATCCAGCAGGTGTTCCCCTTGACTCCCGATGAGCACAAGGCAGACCTATACGCACACCTAGTCGAGTCCCTATTAGCCACAGGCAAGTTTGATCTGTGCGCTGCTGATTGCATCGTTCACTCTAGTCGAGCACTTAACACATCACCAGTATGGCTGCATCAATGAAAGTAAAGCTCCTGTACCAGGACTCTAAGCTTCCTGTGTACGCTACACCAGGGTCCGCATGCTTTGATCTACATGCACACGTCAGTGTTCCTATTCCCTTTAATGCCGGGAGTCAATGGATCATTGGCACTGGGTTGTCTGTAGAAGTTCCCGAGGGATACGTGCTTCTTCTCTTCAGCCGCAGCGGCCACGCAGCTAAGCACGGCATGCGCCTAGGGAACTGTGTAGGGGTTATAGATAGCGACTACCGAGGGGAGGTATCTATCATCCTCACAATGGACGATAACCTGGGGCTTGACAACGTCGTCGAGATACGCCCAGGGGACCGCATTGCACAAGGTATGCTGGTACCTATCCCCAAGGTATCGTTCACTATCGTCGATGAAGTTAGCCCTACCACGCGGGGTGCTGGTGGATTCGGCAGCACCGGAGGTTAATATGGCAGAGAAACTTAATTACCTCAAGGCCGTAGAGTTCGACAAGTTGTCGGCAAGCTTTCGTAAGCGGTATCCTGATATCTCTTACCTTGCTGAAGAGAACCAAGAAGGTCTTCGCTGGTTATGGCAACCGAAGTATGACGGCTGTTATGTGCGAGTTAATCTGCGAACAGGTAAAGCTTTTAGCCGAACGGGTGAGGCTGTTCCACATCTTAGCTTGACGGCCACTGAGCTATCCTACTTATACCGCTTTACGGATTACAAGTGGTTGATCGGGGAAGCATGGAGCGCGTCTATGCAATTCCCTGAGATATCGGGTATCTTCCGTACCAAGGACGTAGGCAAGGTGCCTATTGACAAGCGCCTATTCATCGCTGCTCATGATCTGCTGATGGATGACGAAGATCCCAGGCCCTATGAGTACCGTCTGAAGAGCTTGTCTCGTACACTCGACGACTTCCAGCCGCTGTATGTTATCTGTCCGACGTACCCGCAGTACCTGCGTCTTGGCACCAACTACAAGTCTCTCGCAGCAGAGTATGTATCACGCGGCCATTACGACGGCCTAGTAATTAAGGATGGCACTGCTCCTTATACTTGCGGCTTGGCTAAGGAAGGGCAGATCATCAAGGTTAAACCCTCTTTCTCACTGGATCTACGTGTCGCAACAATCATCACAGAGTTCGGGGAAAAGACCGGGCGTAAAGTCTACACTCTCCAGATTAGGCACGAGGGTAAGGGCCGCGGGCATAGCTTTGTCGGTTCTGGTATGCCTCATATACTCCCTCCTGATCTTACTGTGGGATGTATCGTCGAGGTAGAGTTCATGGGCTGGACTGAGGATGGTCACCTTCGAGAGCCGCGATTCAAAGGCGTTCGACACGATAAGGTAGAGGCAGACTACGAATGAAACAACTTACCCAGGTAGAAGTCGAAGAGCAGATGTATTACGGCGGCATCAAGCGGGCAACCGCTATGATGGACTCTGCTGAGAAAGCAGGAAGGGCATCTACCATGCCTTATGCCGCAAGCATCATGCGACAGTTTGTTATCCCCCTGGCCCTAGCGATCACTGAGGATATCGATTACAGCCTGACTCGTCCTGGGCGAAGGAATGCACACGTTACGCTGCTGGAAACTCTGGACGCACAGGCAGTAGCCCTGCTGTCGGTGAGGGCTATCCTTAATACCTGCCTAACAGATCAGGCTGATAGCCGAGCAGTAGCCACCGCTGTTGGCCGGACTATCCACGGCGAACTTGTTCTCTCTCAGGTAGAGGCCCATAACCCCGAGCTTTATCATACCCTGGTATCTAGCCTAGCTCGTCGCCTCAGCAAGGATGAGCGGCACCGCGTTACCTTAATGAAGTTGCAAGCTGCTAAGGCAGGCATCAAGATTGTCGAGTGGCCAGTAGGTGCGCGAGACATTGTTGGCCTGTATGTTATCAGCTTGCTTGAGACTGCGGGTATGGTGTGGCTCGATGCACCAGCTAACAACACTGCTGTGGCTGGGGCCGCATCAGGCTACCGACGCAGGCAGAAGCGAATGATGGGCCTTACCCCGGAAGTGCTTGATCTAATCGACACTATAAAGGATCACGTAGCTTTGTCTGCGCCGATCTTTGGGCCGTGCGTTGAGCCTCCCAAGGACTGGATTGATAACTTCGAGGGCGGATTCCATACTGAGAAGCTTCGTAATGCTGGGCGTACTCGCGGCTTCGTTATTGCGCACGGTTCCTCACGTCATCTGTACCGGCAACATGCATCGCCTATCGTATGGGATGCAGCTAATACCCTTCAGCGCACTGCATGGCGGGTCAATAAGCCGCTGCTGAGTGTGGTGCGAGAAATCGCCACTACCCGTGAGTGGGGTGAAATTGTGGCTAACGCCCGTCCTCCTAAGCCTGAGCGACCGGCATGGCTGGTTGACGGCGGGAAGGCAGACAACATCCCCGAAGACCAGCAGGAAGAGTTCCGTAATTGGAAGCATGCTGTGCGGGACTGGCATACAGCAACGCGACTTAGCGGTGTGAAGTTCGGGCGATTCAAGGTGGCTATGCAGTCTGCCACTATGTTTGAGGATTACCCTAACCTGTACTTCGTCTATCAAGCAGACAGTCGAGGTAGGCTGTATCCCTTGACCTATGGCATGAGCCCACAAGGTAGCGACCTTAGTAAGGCCCTTCTCCACTTCGCCAAAGGTGAGCCGCTTGAGTCCCCGGATGCTATTCGTTGGTTCATGGTTCATGGTGCGAACAAGTACGGCTTCGACAAAGCGCCTATGGAAGAGCGTCGGTCCTGGGTGGCGGATCATCATGATGCTATCATGGCCGCAGCAGAGAACCCTCTCGATGTTCGCTGGTGGGAAGAAGCCGATGCGCCTTTGCAGTTCCTTGCATGGTGCCTAGAGTATCGGGACTGGCAGAACTCAAGTGGTGTCTTCATGAGCCACCTGCCCATCAGTATGGATGGTAGCTGCAACGGACTGCAACACCTGAGTGCACTTCTTCGTGACGAGATTGGTGGCGCTGCTACTAACCTTACGCCATCGGAGAAGATGAGTGACATCTATAGCCTTGTTGCTCAGGCTGCTGAGAAGCGGTTACGTGCTGACACCCCGCAGGATGAGGAAGTAGATCGCTTGCGCCTCAAGTGGCTACAGCATGGAATCAAGCGTAAGGTAGTCAAGCGATCTGTGATGACCACTCCTTACGGTGTAACTCGCATGTCTGCTACGGACTATATCGTAGAGGACTATCTTCGCCGAGAGCCTACTCCGTTCTTGCCGAAGGAATACCGCAAGGCTGCTATGGTTCTCATGGCATATGTATGGCCTGCTATCGGAGACATCGTAGTCAAGGGACGCTTAGCTATGGCTTGGCTAAAGCAGAGTAGTAAGGCTATCCTCCAGCACGCTAGGCTGGAAGATCCGGTCATCCAATGGGTGACACCGTCAGGCTTCCTAGCTACACAGACCTATACGGAAATCGAAGAGATTCGGGTTAAGACACGGCTCATTGGTAGCGTCAAGATTCGAGTAGTCTCTGAGACAGAGGATGCTGACAAGAGTAAGCACGCTAGTGGTATGGCACCGAATTTCATTCATAGCCTTGATGCTGCGCATCTGCACTTAGTCTGTGCGAAGATGAAAGAGCTAGGTGTAGACTCCCTGGCTATGGTTCATGATGACTACGGTACACATGCTGCGCATGCAGAGACGCTGGCTAAAGCGACTAGAGCTACGTTCGTAGAGCTGTACTCTAAACACGATCCACTCAAAGAGTTAGCAACCTTGTACCAAGGTCTTCCTCCTATTCCGCCTAAGGGTTCGCTAGATATAACCGAGGTATTAAAGAGTGAGTTCTTCTTCTGTTAATAAAGTGCCCGATTGTGCTAAGACTATAGAGATTACGGAAGTCGTGAGACTTACACCGCAGATCTATAGAGTTCTGGAAGAACGAGTCTCCGTGACGGCAGTCACCAGCGGTACTACAGAGCTACAAGCAGCGTGGATGCTGGGAGTTCAGCATGTACTAAAGATGCTCCGAGAGGGGTACGTACTTAAGGAGTAGAGAATGTTTGGAATAAAGAACATCTTCCAGCAGAGCAATCCTGTAGCGATGATTAGAGATCCTCTTAAATCATTCCGTACAGTAGATCCGCTGGTAGCAGCCGCTAGAGATAGGGGTGAGGTAATCACTCAAGCATGGATGTCACTGACCGGTAAGGATAAAGAGCTGGCCCTAGCGAAGCAGACTGCTGATGAGCAAGCTCGTCTGATGACGCAGGCTTCTGAACAGCAACTAGCAGCCGCTAATGCAGCCGCCCTATCTGCGGCTGCTCAGCAACAGCAGCAAGCTCTACTGGATCAAGCTGCTAAGAATGCGGCTGATGCAGGAGGTCAACAGGTAACTGATCCTACCGTACAAGTATCCGCTGGCGCCCGTAGGCGCAAACCGAACTCTAACAAGTTCACTCCTTCTACCGCTACTCCTACTTATCTGGTATGAGCAATAGACCTAAGACAGGTGAAGAGCACTGGAGGGCGCTGGGTACTACGCACGATCAGTTCCTCCGGCGAGCAGAGACGCTTGCTGACCTAACCCTTCCTCATCTTGTGAGGGATCAAGGTCAGCCTAGCGAACAGAATGAAGATGCTACGGACTACATGAGCATTGGCGCAGTAGCCGTTAACTCTCTCGTAGGTCGGATGCTTACTGCACTGTTCGGTAAGGCGTTCTTTAAGATTAACCCAAGTCAAGCGGAGATTCAACAGCTTCAGTCAGCCGGTATCCCTGGTGATACGATTGAGCAGATGGTAGCAGAGGTCGAGCGAGAGTGCATGGCCAGCATGGATAACGGGGACTCCCGTATCCGGCAGACCCTAGTCACTATGCTCCAGCATGATATCGCACTAGGCCAAGTCTGCCTTGATCTAACCGATCCTGATGACCTGTGCATTGTGCCGATTAGGTGTTGGCGCATTAAGCGCAACCGCAAGGGCACGATGGCTAAGCTCGTGGTATGTGAGTGCATGCCTGGGACTGAGCTAGAACCGGACGCTCTTGAGGCAGCTAAGGCAGGTGGGCTTAACCTGCGAGACGATGAAGACGAGGTCAAGCTGTACCGAGTTGTATGCCGTCTCCCTGGTGGCAAGTTCCAGCTAGACCAGTACGTCAATGACATCAAGCTTCCTGATGCTTTCACTACGGTGTTCGCTAAGGAGTCCGATGTTACTCTGCGTGTAGTTGGTTCGTCTGTGTCTCCGGGCCAGGACTATTGCACAGGCCACGCAGAGATGCATCTTCGTGACTTACTGGCAGCAAGCGTTCTGGCTAAGTGCGTCACTGAGGGCGCAGTGATTGGATGTGAGGTTCGCTACGCTATCGACAAGAGCAGCGGAACCCGTGCCCAAGATTGGAACTCGTCCAAGAACGGTGAAGCAATCGATGGTAGTCCTAGCTCTATTGCCCCAGTCACAGCGAACAATAGCCAAGCAGTTCAGATCGCCTCAGCACAGTTGCAAGCAGTGGAAGCACGCATCAACCGAGCCTTCTTGGTTACGTCAGGCGCAGTGCGAGACTCTGAACGGACTACGGCAGAGGAAGTTCGAGCACTGCTCAGGGAACTGACCGAAGGACTTGGCCCATGGTTCACGGCATTCGGCCCTGATGCTCAGGCACCCCTAGCCCGCTGGCTTATCCGTCGTCGTTGGAAGTCGTCTAAGGGTATCGACCTGAAGATTACTACCGGCATCGATGCCTTGTCTAGGCAAGGAGAAGCGACGGCCTTGATCGAGGCTATGCAAGACTTGTCAGTAGCTAATGGCCTGTCTCCGACTATGCAGGCACGTCTCAAGGCCCAGGACTTCGCTAATGCTGTGGGCCGGGGGCGCGGTGTAGACCTAGCTAAATACTTCCTCAGCGATCAACAAGCTCAGGCCGCAGCCGACCAAGCCCGACAAGGTGAAGTCAACCAAGCTAACGCAATTGCGGCAGGACAAGCCGCAGCTAATTCAGCACAACAAGGAACCTTAACACAATGAGTGATACGCCTAACCCCGCAGCGTCTCCTTCCCCTGCACCTGCCCCGGTAGCTGCTGCGCCTGTTGCAGCGCCGCCTATCCAGGCCCCTGCGCCTGTAGCCTTCCAACCTAAGCAAAGCTATGTCTACGATATGACTGGCGATGCAGGTATGGACTTGTTCCTTACCCATGCAGGTGAGGCTGGCCTTGGTCCAGACCATCCAGCTATGGTTGCTGCTGCAAAAGGAGACTTCTCTGTCGCAATGCCCCTGCTTGGTGGTACTGCTACTGGGAAGGCAGCAGTCAGCCTAGCTGAAACCTATGTCCGTAATGCTGCCTCTCGTGCGGCGGCTGCTCAAGCTGCTGCCACCGAGGCAATCCACAAGGCTGTCGCCAAGGAAGGCGTCGATGGCAAGGCCCGCTGGGCTGCCGTTCAAGAGTGGGTCAAGGAGAAGGCTGATCCTGCCGAGAAGGCGAGCATCAATGCGGTGCTTGCTCAAGGTGGGTATGCAGCCAAGCTCCTTGCCCAGTCCCTGGCCCAGCGATATGACGCCTCTAATCCCCCTCGGGAAGGGAAGCGCGCTGCTGATCCAAGCCTGGGTGGAGGTCCTGCCCCGGTTACTGACAACGTGCTCAGCGCCGAGCAATACAAGAACGAGCTTAATCGCCTGCACCGTCAGTATCCTGGCCGTAACACTGAAGAGCTTCCGGGTTACCGGGAACTCTCCAAGCGTTACATGGCAGGTAGGCTTAGGCGCTGAACGTAAGAGCCCCGATTGTGCAAGAGTTTTATCGGGGCTTGCGTCCGATGACTAAACCCGCCCATGTGGGCACAACATAAGGAGAGCCACACATGGCACTTGATGATACCTTCACCGTAGACTACGGCGGCCAAGAAGGCACTAGCGGTGCAGTTGATGCACTGCACATTGAACAGTATGGTGGCGAGGTCGAACTGACCATTGCTCGCCGGTCTGTCCTTGAGAATTTCTTCCCTACCCGCCCTCTGCGCGGCTCCAGCGTTGCCATTAAGAAGGCAGTTGGTTCGAGCACGCTCCAGAAGGTTACCCCTGGTGCGCGTAACGATGGTACGAAGCATGCTAAGGGCAAGAACAGCGTCGATGTTGACACTGTCATCCTGGCTCGGGCAATCGTTCCTATCCTCAGCGAGTTCCAGACGGACTTCAACCATCGCATGGCCCTAGGTCAAGAGCACGGCAAGACTATTGCCAAGTTCCATGACAAGACGCTGTTCACGGTTGGCATCCGCGCTGCTCTGGCTACTAGCACGTTCTACTCGGGCTCGCCCACTGGCTTCAGTGGTGGCTCGCAAGTGACGCTTGCTGGTTCGACGGACTACCAAGACCCTGCCCTTCTGTACCAGGCTATCGTTGACCTTCTGGTTAAGATGGAGAAGAAGGACGTGGACCCGGTGGCTGATGGCGTTGTCATTAGCGTGCGACCGGATGAGTTCGCTGTTCTCGAACAGTCGGAGTTCATCATCAATAAGGAGTACATCACCAGCGACGGTAATCGTCTGCAAGGTGCTTCGCTCCTGAAGGCTCGCGGTGTTCCGGTTGTCTCCAGCAACAACTTCCCGGCGCTTACCAACATCACTACTGGTGTTGATGTGGTGGACCTGTACGGCTCGACTTATGAGGTCGATGCTTCTAAGGTCATCGTCACCGCCTTTGCGCCCAAGGCTGTGCTCGCTGCGGAAACCATTCCGCTGACGCACAAGGTGTGGTGGTCGGATGACTACCTGCAATGGTGCATCGACTCCTACTTTGCCAACGGCGCAGCGCCGGACCGTGCTGAGTGGGCTGGTGCTATCCTTCTCCCGTAATTGCGGGGCTGCGGGGCTTAGGCCCTGCGATCGTCTGGTCCACGTCACGGACCGCCTATTTCCTATACCCAGGTTTCGCCAAATACGGCGGACCTGGGTTTTTTCGCTAGGAGTCAATCATGCTCAAACTCGACGCAGTCAATCGCCTGCTCGGCTATGCCGGGTTGACTCCTGTCAGTAGTCTCGTCCTTCCGCACTCGCGTGTCCCTTCCGCTGTGGCCTTGCTTGATCGGCACAGTCGGACTGTTCAGGGTGTCGGCGGTGGCTTCTGGTTCAATCGAGAAGTCTTCGACCTTAGCCCTGACGCTACAGACGGCCACGTCTATGTACCTGATGATGTTCTCCAGCTAACTGTGCTGGATCGTAGCATCAAGGCTGTGCAGCGTGGGCGTACTCTATTGGACCTTGCTTCTAACACTAGGGTCTTCACTCGTAAAGTGAAGGTCCGGATCATTCGCCTTATTCCCTTCGACGAGTTGCCTGAGGCAGCCGCAGACTATATCTCGCTCTGTGCAGCGCTAGAGTTCCACCGCACTATCGATGGTGACACTGCTACTCGGCAAGAGATTGAGAAGGATAAGGCTATGGCACATGCTCGCCTAGAGGGTGAGAACACTCGTCAGAGCAGGGAGAACCTGCATGACGGCTCGTATAACCTTCGCCGGCTGCGCTCTGCTAGTCGCAATCATGGAGTAATTCGATGAGCCGAGAAGGTGGTTCCTATTCCTCGCTGCTGCTCGGCGTAACTGAGCAATCGTTTCATTCGGCTCGTGAGGGTTTCTGTCTTGAGCAGACCAACATGATGCCGGATATTGTCCGCGGTCTTACTCGCCGCCAGCCTAGCAAGATGCTTGCTGAGACTCTGGTCGGCAACAGTGGTGGCTTGATCGATACGGTTAATACCCGCACTCAGGACTTCAGGACGTTCGTCTATGATTACTCGGGTAAGCAGTACGTAGTCCTGTACCCTGCTGCGGCAAGCACAACCATCGTCCCTATGGTCTACAACCTGACAGATCAGGTGTGGATGAATGTAGTGATCGACGAGGGAGATAGCGCTGTAGCTACCCGTATGCAGAGTGGCATTAGTGCCATCACTGCTACAGGCAAGGACGTACTTCTCGCAAGCTACGGCGATGTGCCTACGGTAAGCAGCACTGATGCCTGGGGTGCAGTTGGCAACCAGTCCAAAGCATCCATCTGGATTCGTGCTGGCAACTTTGCACGTACCTACACGGTGCGTATCAAGAAGCGCAGCACTGGGGTTACTACAGAACACTCTTATACCACTCCGACGGCTACCTATACGGGCACGCTAGACACTAGTGGGGTTCCTATCTTCGCTGCTGATCCGGCGGGTGGCACGCAGACAGATACTGAGGCCATCGCAATAACCTCTAGCGGCGGCTTTGGGTTAGGCGCTCTCACCTGGGGGAGCTGGTCCCCTTCTTCCTTGTCCTTGAAGCAGAATGCGACTACGTTGACCAACGTCAGTCCTTCTGATCCATCAAGTGCAAGTGAATACCGCTGGGATGCGGGTAGTTCTACGGTTAAGGTGCATTCGTCGCTGGTAGGCGCTACTAATATTAGCGTTACCTACACACATACGAAGACTATCTCTAATCCGCAGTACACTCTCACCATTGCTGCTCTAACGTCAGCCTTTAATTTGGCGACGGCACAGCACTTGGTAGAGGCAACAGCCGCTATCCAACCCGCTGCTATCGCTACGGCACTAGCTGGGGTGCTTACTACTGCCGGCTTCACGGTCACAGTAAACAGTACAGCCATTGAGGTAGATGATGCCTCCGAGGTTACTGGATCAGACGGTGCAGACAATAGTTCTATTCGTGCTGTTGGGGCTACTTGTGCAAGCATCAATGATCTACCCGCTTATCACGAGTCCGGTAAGATTGTTCGGGTTAGGGCGCGGGAGACAGACGATGCCCTGTACTATAAAGCTGTTCCTCGTAAGAGCGGCGACAGCGGCTTCGTCCTAGTTAACTGGGAAGAGACTGCTGGTACGGTGCATACACTAGACCTGAAGCTTCTCTTCGGCCGAGCACACGGGACTGACTTCTATCTGGCTAGTACATCAGGGCACATGAATGCTCTGACTGGTCTGACGGATGCTCCAGTGTACTCATCTAATGAGTGCGGGGACATTGACAGCGTGCCGGTTCCTACCTTCGTGGGCAGGGTTATCCGAGTACTGGCTGTGTTTCAGGATAGGTTGATTATCGCAACAGCGGGGGTGGTCAGATGCAGCCGCATCGGGGACTACTTCTATCTGTTCAGGTCAACACTCCTTAGCGTGCTGGCTAACGATGCCTTCGAGACTAGTGCGAAGGGTAGAGAGGATGATGACATCCGCTTCGCCGTCCTTTACGATCAGAACCTATTCTTGTTCGGACGGGATGCTCAGTACGCCCTAGGAGGAAGGACAGCCTTAACGGCGCTGAACCCTAACCTTCCTGTCATCAGCTCGCATAAAGGTGCAGCGTTCCTTCCTCCAGTGGCAGCGGGCTCAACCTTGTTCTACATTAAGCAGGGCGATGTAGCATGGTCTGCACACCAGCTTAGGCCCGGTGTTCTTGTTGACACTCCCGAGAGTTTCCCGGTAAGTGCTCAGCTTGACTCCTACCTAGACGGTCAAGCAATTGAGGCTATTGGTGTGCCTAAGCCCACAATGCTCATGGTACGTAGCAAGGGGAATAGGCGTGCACTGTATACCCTGAACTATCAGGATAGCGAGCAAGGTCGCCAGCAAGAGGCATGGCATAAGTGGATCTATCCTTCGCAAGGAGGTAACCTAATTGGGCAAGCGTCTGTTGATGGTGGTGTGGTTCTGTTCTCTGTGCGGCCCGGTAACGGAAACCGCGTATGGGCCGTAGCTGACTTCCAGCCTTTGCTGGCTAACGTGGCAAGCGTTCCCTACCTCGACTCCTGGCGCACTTACGCCAATGTCTTGGATGGAGACAACAGCATCACCGAGGCCAGCGCAGGTAGTATCAGTGCTGCATACAATAGCACACCGGCTCACGCCTTGATCGGCGGTATCCTCACGGATGCTGCTGGTTTGGTTGTAGAGTTCGATGACTCAGAGAACCTAGTCGTTGGGCTAGATAATGATGCGTCTTACCGTCCACAGTCTCCGAGTATCCGGGACAGTAACGGCCGAGTCAGCATGCAGGGGTTACTGGTTGTGTCCTCGATCACCGTGTCGTTCACAAACGCCGGTGGTCTGGGCTATGATCTAGTGACCCAGGCTGAGACAAGGTCAGACACATACTCCGGTCGAACGCTAGGTGCTGTGGATAACATCATTGGAACAGAGCCTATCACTACAGGCACTCTTGACATCCCTATTGGGGAAGAGACTGAACGTAGCACTCTTACTCTTCGGAGCAGGAAGTGGTTTCCCTTAACTCTATCTCGCCTAGCTTGGCGAGGACACTACTTCAATCGCACACGGGTTGTGCAAGGAGGTTAAATGTACGGGCTCATTATTGGGGCTGCTACAGCAGTCCTTGATGGGCAAGTATCTAATCGCTTTGCACGAGTGCAGCGCGATCTGGAACTTGTCAAGCAACATGCTGCTAACGTTGGCTCCGCTGCCGCCAACAAGACTGCGGCTACGGTCGGGTCGCTGGCCCGGTGGCGACAGACGGTGCTGAATAACCGCCGTTTGCTGGGGGGCCAGGACGCGATTACAGCCCTCCAGGTCAATTCTTCGCGTGCGTCCGCAGCGGAGCAGCAGGGCGGGCTGGTCGCGTCTCTGAGGGCCGCTGAAGACGCCGGAAGGGCATCCGCGCAGGCGGCCTTTGCCGGCGTGTCCGGGCAGGCCGTCGCCGCCGTCGACCTCAGCAGCAGGGTCCGAGAGTCTATGATGGCTGAGGCTGCTAAGAGGAATGGCGCTAGTCGTGACTTTGACTACAAGATGCGGCTAGCTCGTGTTGGTGCAGGGATGATCCAAGACTTGGACTCTTCTGCTATCCTAGACAATATGGACGTTAGTGGTTATGTGCCACGCGCTGTGGAAGAACACAGTGCAGTGGCTGATGCTTTCTCTGGTTTCCTTACCTCATGGTCTAGGGGATATCAGAGTGACTTTGTAAGGGAGAGTCCTACCCAAGGTATAACGGCTAGCCCCACCAACACAGGAGGTAGTAATGGCTTTGGTGACTAACAGTGACAATACCCTAGGAGCCCCTACCGTAGGGCTGGGGCAGACCGCCACCTTTGCTGTCGATCTTCCTCAGGCCGAGGCGCTTAGCTTGCCCGGCCAACCGGGGGTTAATGTCGGAATACAGGGTGGGCAGGTTATCGACCGTAGCCAGTACAATGCTTTGCCCCAGGAGCATGAGACTGCCCTAGGCGCAGCAATCAAGCAAGTAGCGGACAAGTACATCGGCCTAGAGGCTAAGCAGCTTAGGGCCGACCGCTACAATGCAGGTATGATGGAAGCTGCCCAAGGTAAGGCTATCAAGGATATCGTCCGCGATACTCCTTGGTACAGCCAACTGTGGGGTGCAGGTGATGCGGTAGAGGGTGCTCGTGCTTATGCCGGGCATGAGACGGTAGGTAAAGTCTCTAGTATGGTTGCGGCAGAACTGCCTAACACCAAGTCTATGAGCCCGGATCAGGCAACGGAGTACTTCCGAGGTAAGCTTAATCCGCTTCTTACTGGGGATGGCCCAACTGACGCCTATGTCATGCAAGCCTGGGGGCAACAGCTTCCTGGCCTGATGTCGGCACAGGCTAAGTTGCATTATGGCTGGCGCCAGGAGCGAGCACTTGATGCATTTAACGGTGCGCTCAATGGGCAAGCTAGGCACTTAGCTAATGTAGGCGATCTGGTAGCGGGTGGGTTCATGACTAAAGATGACCTATCTGTTGCTGGTCAACAGGCTTTAGCTATGTCCATGCCACCTGAGGGTATGGATGAGAAAGTCTGGAAGAGCACGATCACAAGTAAGATCCGTGAGTGGGCAGCAGATGGGAACATGCATGCAGTGAATGCCTTCCTTGATGCAGGTCTACAGGATCACCTTACTGGCGATGAGTCTCGTCATCTGGAGCAGGCTGTTATTGTCGGCGATCAACGTGCTCGTACTAAGTACACAGAGCTATGGCAGCAAGACCTTCTCAAGCTTCGCCTTCAGGCTGAGCGCCCGCAAGAGGGGCAGACTACCAATGAGCTTTTGTCTGGCATCGACCAGATCAACCAGCAGTTTAAGACAGCTAGTGGAAGTAAGGCTCCCCTGATTAGTCCTCATGAGCGTGAAGCACTTGCTAGTCGCTCTTCGCTGTATATTGATGCCGCTCGTCGTGCTCGGATGCAAGATGACATGAAGACTGCAGGTAGGGTCGCTGTGGCAGAGACTAAGGACGCGCTCATTAGGCGAGCCATTGCAGAGGGCAACACCGGTCAACTGGTCGTCGCTAAGGTAGCCACCGAGAACGACATCGATCAGACAATCTCTAGGATTGTGGCTGAGTCACCTGGGCAAGCAGTACCTGTACTGGCCGCGGCCTTTAGGCAGGACGGTAAAGTAGTCAAGCAGATTGCAGATGAGCGTCTGCGTTCTGTGGACACTATGCTTCAGGCTGGCAACAATGGGTATGATGCCTCTGCTGTGGGAACAGTCTACAATGACTGGCTGTCCATGCACACGGTGAACCCTAACTTGTCTGCTGCCTACTACGGTAAGCGAGACACGGATATGCTGCGCTTCCATCAAGCTAAGCAGTCCATGGGGTCAGATGCAGCAGCGTTTACTCAAGCCTTCATGATGAACCATAAAGGCAATACACCGGACCGTAAGGTTCTTGAGGCAGCGGTGACGGCTGTTAGTGCTGAGTACGACTATCATGTGGCCTGGGCTAGGCCGGATAAGTATGACATCGATCCGAGCAGCCGAGATACTCTTGCCTCACTTATTGCACCCGAAGTCCAACGAAGGACTGCTGGTGTAGTGGCCGACGAGGCAGAGGTGGCTAGCAGCGTCTTGAAAGAGACGATCAATCGCGGCGATGCGGAAGTGCTTGGCGGGTATGTCATCCTTAATCCGACTAACGATAAGCGCAAGTTCGGGGATTCCCTGGCTACTGCTGTTGTTAAGACAGACTCTCCTATTCCTACGGATAAGGTGAACACAGCATTTAACCAAGCTATTCAACGTAAGTTGTATGGTGACGGCAAGACCGCTGGCGTACTGCGTGATACTAGTTTGTTCGGCAAGGACAAGATTAAGCACGCAACTATTGTTCGCCTTCCTAGCGTAGGTGATGTACCTGTCATCCAGTTCCACGGTGTGTCAGAAGATGGGCAAGTAGTTGACTTCCCTATCACCCAGCGTGAGGTACTACTTAACTTTAATGCCGCCGCTACCCCCGCAAGCCAACCGCCTCGCGGCAATCGTCCTCGTGACCTAACACGTCCTAGCGACTTCTTCCAACAGAGAGACTAAATGGATTCAATACGCTCCGCGCTAGTTCGCGCAATCTATAGCCAGGAGTCTAACTCCGGCCAAGTCGATACCTCGACCCCGAACTATGCCGGGGCGCTTGGTCCCATGCAAGTTACGAAGCCAACTTTTGTGGGGATGCAGAACAATGGCTTGATCCCACAAGACTGGAACTGGGAAGATCCTGAGCATAGCACACGAGCAGGCATCGCTCTGCTCAATAGCTACATGGATAAGTACGGCGATGATCCCGCCTTAGCTGCTGCTGCCTACTATGGTGGTGAGAAGGCCGTTAAGGATGGGCAGATCGTTGACTTCGGTGATCGTAAGAACCCTAAGGCACCGAGGACTTCTGAGTACGCTCAGATGATCCTGTCCCGTATGGGTCTGAAGCCAGGAGGTAAGCAGGCAAAGGTTCCTGCTAAGCTGCTGCCCTCACAGACCCCTGATGAAATGCTGGCTGAGGCTATGCCTGGGCCGGTAGGGCAAAGCGGCTCTTCTGCTATTCCCGTTATCTCTGATACTGCTCCGAAGATTACAGCTAATCCGCAAGCAGCGGTAGATCAGGCCAAAGCTGCTGAGAGCAGTGCACAGAAAGAAGCACAGTTCGAGCAAGACCGTTCGGTGCTAGACATTGCGCAAGATAGCTTCATGCACCAAGGCGTGCTCGGAGCTATCCTAAAGGCAGCAGCTAAACCAGCCTTTAAGCCGGACCCTACTTGGGCTCTCGATCCTAAGCTACTTAATGGTATGTCTGAAGATGAGCAACAGGAACTCAAGGATGCTTCTTCTAAGGAAGAGGCAGACTGGGCCATGTTCGACATCAAGGACAGGCGCGACATGGAAGAGCGCATCGGCCTAAGTGGTGCTGGTGCGGGTATCCTAGGAAGCATGATTGCTGGGTTGCCTGAGGGATACCTGCTCGGCCTCGGTGCCGTCAAGGGCATGGAGCTTGCTAAGGTTGGTGCAACCCAGCTTGCTGCTCAAGGTAGGGCTGGTGCCGCCTGGGCGGCGGCGGCTGCCGAGAACGTTGGTGGCAATATCGCTGGGACCGCTGCTGCGCAAGCAGCACAAGGTCGATTCAATACTGAGGACTATGCTACAGCAGTAGCGATGGGTCTGGTGATTACGCCACTAGCCGCCCTTGGTTCTCTGTCTCACGCTTCCTCAGTTCGTGCGGCAGAGGATGCAGCAAAGATGCGTGCAGATGCAGCAGCTAAGCTAGAAGAGCGTAGCAGGAACGCGGCAGCTAATCTGCCGCCTGATGCTACGCCAGAGCAAGTCGCTGCTGAGATGACTCGCCTTGAGCAGGCTGAGCTTGCCCAGGCGACGGAAATCAAGAAGGCGTCTAGGAAACTGATTGACGCTCAAACGGATGAGACAGGCCGGCCTCTGCCCACCGCTGACGAAGAAGCGGCAGTTAAAGCAGCGCAAGAAGATATTAAGCCTGTAGATGTTGCAGAGCGTCCGCCAATCAAGCAGGAAGAGACGGCTGCAATTAACCAGGGAGACAGCGTTAAGGCTGAGGAAGTTAAGTCGGAAGTAATTCCTACGGCTTCTGTCAGGACCGAGAAGCTGCGGACTGATGCAGAAATCCTCGCTGTGACTAAGCCTGACGGTACGCCAGCAGTCACCAGCAGTTTCACTCTGGCTTCTCGTCTTGACGAGTTGGCTGGGAGTAAGCTGAAGGAAGTTGGCTTGTTTGCCAAGCGCCTTCGTGAAGCGCTCAAAGATGACAGCATCAAGGTCTATGTATCTGACACCGAAGGACTGAGGGCCCTTAGTCGAGGCACAGCAACCCGTTCGCACTACATGCCCAGCGATCATGCTATCTATCTGGATAGCCGCAGCATGATGGTCGGCCAGGAGTGGGTCACGCTTCATGAAGCAGGTCATGCACTCACTGAGTACAAGATCGCCTACGGTAAGGCCAATCCTGACAGCGCTCATGGCAAGATCGTTACACAGATGGAGGCTATTCGTAATATAGCTAAGACGGAACTCGATGGGCCTAACGGCGCTAAGTTCAAGACTGATGGCGTAGCTCCTTATCTGCTCGACAATGTGAGCGAGCTTAATGCCGGGCTGTGGTCTACTCGCAGGGGTATGGGTCAGTTCGGTGATCTGCTGCGCAGTATCCCCTACCAAGGGACTACGCTGCTTAGCAAGTTCGTTGGTGCTGTGCAGAAACTGCTAGGGATTGCTACCAAAGAGCGGCCCTTGTTTCTTCAGGCACTGGGTCTGAGCGAGAAGTTGATCGATACTCCTCTACATGTGTCTGTCGTAGGCAGGGATGGTAAAGCGTTATCTGTTAGGCAGGCACCCAGTGATTTCCCAGGAGACACCCGCGCCAAGGAACTTGGTATAGATCTACTCCCCGGAGCAACCGCTAACGAGAAGGCAGAGGCACGCGTAATCCGCAGCCTCTATAGTAAGGCTGAAACACCTGCTGCACCATGGAACAAGGTAGACCCCGAGCGCCTAAAGACCCTAGCAAAGAACAAGTTGTTCGATGTAGCAAGCACCAGTGTGCACCTGCTAAGCAGCAAGAATCCTATTTTACGCATGGTTGGCGCAACCTTGGTGGAGAACCCTGCCGGTGCTGCAGGGCGTGGGCAGACAGCTTCTATTGGCTCATGGTTGAACTATCGGAAAGCCCTGGGCAACTTCCTACCTGAGCTTCAGAATGCCTATGGCGTATGGCGCCGGGCCAACGGTGGCTCAGTACTAGAGGATGTCTTTGGGGGTAAGCGCTGGGCGCAGTTCAATCGGTCTGTAGCTGAGGAGATTGAATCTCGCGGGCGGGGTAGTAGTGCTCATGCAGACCCAAGCATCCAGGCTGCAGCCAACACGATTGAAGGTGTGTTTGAGCGTTTGCGCAAGATGCAGATTGACTCGGGAACACTAGGCCATCAAGCCCTGCCTGAGTCAAGTCGCGGCTACATGCCGCACCGCATGAGTGCGGAGAAGGTGCGCAACCTGACCACGCAACAGCGAGAGCAACTGCATGCTGCTATGGCAGATCAGTTCGCAACCATCGAAGGGTTCGATCCCACGTTCTCGGCAGAGCTTGCTTCTAAGTACCTGTCGAGGATTGAAGATCGCGCCACAGGTGGGTGGACTGTTCCTATCAATCCGCATGACCCAGCGGCTGCTGACATCGTTGAGCAAGCGATGAGGGCTGCTGGCCTTAGTGGTGAAGAGCTGCGGTCCGCAGTGCAACGGTTTACACGTGGTGCTGCTAGCCACACAAAGGGCCGCCTCAATCTTGATCTTCTTGAGGATCAAGGTGGCTGGCGTATGCTGGACCTGTTCGAGACGGACATGGCTAACCTTGTTCGTCAGCAGGCACTGCGAGTAGCTGGTGAAGCCGCTCTGGCGGATCACGGTGTCCTTGGTAAGCCGGGGCTGCGGTTGCTTCGGCAAGCGGCTGCTCTGGGCAATGAGGGCGTGCGTGCTACGGCAGACGAGCTTGCCGCCTTCGACCAAGTAGCCGCTGAGTTGCTTGGAGAGCCATTCGGTACTCACGGTACTAAGTGGCTCGACCGGGCAATGCAGGTTACTTCGCTCGCCCGCCTAGGTGGTATGGGCTTTACCCAGTTTGCTGAAGCCTTGAATGGCATCTGGCATGTTGGTGCAACCCGTGCCTTCGAGAGTGTCGGTGGCGTGCTGCGTCTTCGCAATGAAGCTAAGGCATTGGCCCGTGGAGAGAAGGTTGACAACCCTCTGCTTCATAGCATCGAGGCTTATAGCGGTGTCGAATTCGGGGCAGAAAGTTATAAGATTAAGTTCCCGTTCGACAACGGTAGCCTAGAGTATAACCAGTACGGCAGGGACAGCGTGACTCTGGTGGATCGCTTGCTTCGCGGTGGAACACACCTGCAAGGCAAGCTAAGCCTGTGGCGCGGTATCCACGCCGCCCAGCACCGTGGTATGGCTGAACAGATCGTGGCTAAGGCAGTTCGATACATCAGCGAAGGAAAGAGCGATACAGCTCTGGCTGATATGGGTATTGGCCCTGGGCTAGTGGCTAGGTTGAAGGACGACATACAAACCGGTGCGGCTGTGTGGGATAACGGTAGGCTGACAGAGTTCGACATTGCACGCATCCGAGACAAGGATGCAGCTAACGAGTTCGTTCAGGCTATCCATCGTGGCACAAACCAGATCATCCAGGGTACATTCACTGGTGAGACAGGTAAGTGGGCGCATGATGGGTTGCTTAGGTTGCTGACCCAGTTCCGTACATTCAGCATCACGAGCATGGAGAAGCAGTGGGCTAGGCAGCGAGGTAACTACGGCACCGCTGGTGCGCTAGGTATCTTGCTTGGTACTATGTCAATTGCTTGGCCGATCTACGTAGCACGTGTGTATGCCTCTAGCATAGGTAAGTCTAACCAGCAAAGCTATCTAGATAAGCAACTCACGCCTGCGCAGATCGCTAGAGCAACGTTGAACTACGTTGGTATCTCTGGTCTGAGTGGCGATCTACTCGATGGCCTGACTGCTCTCACAGGAGCAGGCAAGGTTACTGGTGGCCGCGCTGCGGCAGAGACGGGCTTCATTGGAACAGTGGTTGCACCTGCTGCTGGTGTTGCGGATGACATCTGGAAGGGATTACAGAACAGTAAAAATGGGACAAATCCCCACGACCTAATCAAATCCTTGCCGTTCAGCAAGCTACCTATACTACAGCAGGGCATAAACGCGCTGCAATAGCCACCCGATTGTGCATAAGCCCGTATTTATCGGGCACTTATTGGAGGGCCTATGGCTGATCCTTTCATAGAATTGGCGACGCAATCGCATTATATTGCGGATGGGTCACAGCATGTGTGGCCCTTCTCTTTCGCTGACGGGTACATCAGTACCGACTACGTCAAGGCGTACACTGAGGACACCGCTACTGGTGAGCGAACTCAGCTAACCGTTACGGCAGTGGACTTCGTAACGCCCACTTCGCTAGACATCACAGTCGCTAGTGGACTTAAGCTTGTCATCTATCGTGACACGCCCAAGACCCTGAGACTTGTGGACTACGCTGATGGTGACCGCGTTACTGAGGGTACCCTCGACCTAGCGAACAAGCAGTGCATTCATATCTGCATGGAGGTGCTGGATGGTGCACGGGTGGACTTTGCTGGTGACGACGTAGGTTTCCGGTCATTGCGACTGGTTACTTACAGCGGTGCTAGCACAGTGCTTGATAGTGATGGCGGCAAGGCACACTATAAGACCGACGGTTCCGGTGTGCTCTTTCCTGACACGTTGCCAGCAGGGCACCTAGTTTCTGTCATCAACGACAGCGATGATACTATGCTGCTTACCTTTGATGGTACAGCTTATCCGCAGGGGGCGGTAGATTCTGGTAGTGCCTGGAACTTGTTCGCAAGGCAAGTGGCTACGGTGCATACCATTGCCTCAGGCAAGTGGATGATTTCTGGCTTTATCTCTAAGGATTAATATGCCAGCAAACCATCGCTGTCACCCGTTACCCTTCCCAGCACATGCCTTACCTCCGCCCCCTCCTGTGACAAGTACAGTGTTCTGGTCATCCCCGCTTACGGGCGAACCGCTTCACTACTCTCTATCTAGCGTGGTAGCCTTTGACTCAAACCTATCGGACCCTATAATCGTGTTTGAAGACACGGGGTCTGGTATTGCTATTTCGTCAGCGGCTGGGACGAATTTCATCCAGAATGAGGATGACTCCCCTGCACTCAGGACTACTACAGAGGCGTTCCTTCTAGAGGCTGAGGCATTCATTTCGTCTGATGCAAATACTGTGTCAGTGAACTTCAATTTTGCAGTGGACAATGACTTGTTTGCTATGGCCTTTGAGGTTGGAGCAGATGAGTCGGGTGTCCCTTACCTGTTCTGGACTACTCCTGCTAATGGTGGCGTATTCGAGCACACAAACGTAGACACCTGGGTTCCCCTATCAATTCGTTATGAGCACGGCGTATCCACTGTCAAGTGGAATGGTGCTACTGTTGCATCGTTCACTGATGCAGCTATTGGTAGCCCAGTCTACCTTCTCAAGAGGGTAAGTGCTAATATCCAAGGTGATGGCACTGGGGTTGTAAAAGTTCGTAACCCGGTTCTCAGCGCCTTGGAGCCCGTGACCACCGTGCGCCGGGAGCTGCTGTTCGCACAGGCGTCCTCAGCAGGGGGCCTGGGCGCCTCGTGGAGCGCCTCTTCGGGGTCGTGGGTAGGTAGGGCAGCCCCGGGAGGCGCGTCGACCCGCAGCACGTCCGCAGGGACACCGTCGCTAACTTACAACGGTGCAGACTCGGCGGCAATCTCGGCAGATTTCGTGCGTTTCCTTATGGCCTTTACTCGTGACGCAACCTATGTTACGGGCGAGCCTCATGGAGGTATTCGTTATGACTACAGGTTTGATCGTAGCGGCAGCGAGTTAGTTACTGTTAGAGTAGAGTGCTTAGACAACGCCGCTCAAGATGGTACGCTGGACGTTACTGTATACGAAGGACACAGCAATGTGTTCCGAGAAATGGTAAGTGCTAGCTGGCTACCGGACCTTAATCAAATATCGACGGTAGTCGTTCAGTGGCTTAACGGCTTCTGGATCATACAGGATCGGAGCTTTGATATGGGTGTGGTTGAGCACGAGCCGCCTGGTGGCGGCGCGCCTGGCCCAGTTGACTTCACTGGGGCTACCCTTACCGCAGCTACTGTGAGTATTACTCCTGGAGCTACGTCTGACCCAGCATGGGTTAATCATCTTCAAGTAGTAGGATAGGAAGTATGGTTCCAGATACTGCCAAAGCTGCCCCGCCTCTGGTGGTGTCCATAGCTACACACTTCATGGGTGTGCCTCTTCAGGACTGGGTAATGCTTGTCACGATAGCCTATACACTGGTGCTACTGGCAAGCAAGCTCCCTAGAGCGATAGCGGCGATCAAGTATGTAATTGCACTCATTCGGGGTAAGCCCGTTCAGGAGATTAAGATTGAGCAAGAAAGCCGCCACTGAAGACGAACTTGGTGACCTGCATAGACAGGTTGCTATTGCCCTGAAGACTATGCTTACCCCGGTGCAGATCGAGGGAGAGCTGGGCACCACTCACGACAAGGGAGCAGTAGCACTCGCTATTGCCTTCCTTAAGAACAACGGCATCACTGCTAGTGTAACTCAGAATGATGCCCTTGCTGAGCTTAAGCAAGCCCTGGTTAATCGTGGCCGCAACCCCCAACGGGTTCGGGCCATTGAGTTGCAGGACGCTGCTGATAAGCTGACGCGCGACCTAGAAGTGGGGAACTATAGTTCACTGCAATGAGAGAGTCCGATGAAGATGCCGCCATAAGGTGGGAGAAGCTCCGCCTCCTGCAAGAGCACTATAGGCATTTCACAACTTTCCTAGAGGCTGCAATGGGTGAGCTAGGCTTCACCCTATCGGATATCCAAGAAGATATCGGCCTCTTCATGGAGCTTGAGCCAGGGGATATTATGGTCCAGGCTCAACGGTCCCAGGCCAAGACCACTATTGCTGCGTGCTTTGGTGTCTGGTCCCTTATACATGCACCACATTACCGCATCATTGTGGTTTGCGCTGCGGGTACACTGGCATCAGACATTAGCACGCTGATGGTTAGGCTCGTATTGAACATGCCTGAGCTGTCCTGCTTGTGCCCTGACCGCAATGCAGGCGACCGCGGAAGCACGGAGGCGTTCGATGTTCACCACTCGCTGAAGGGCATCGATAAGTCTCCAAGCATATCGTGCATGGGCATCGACTCTAACGTGCAGGGTAAGCGGGGAGACATCCTCCTTGCCGATGACGTAGAGAGTACGAAGAACTCCGCTACCGCGGTTCAGCGCGAGAAGCTTCTGCACCTAACAAAGGACTTTGCGTCCATTGTTCAGCACGGTAGAACCATCTGGCTTGGCACACCACAGAGCCGTGAGTCCATTTACAACGCCCTGCCTGGACGGGGTGTGAAGGTCCGCATCTGGCCTGGACGGTATCCTACCACGACACAGCTAACGCACTATGGTGCCTTCCTTGCTCCGCTTATTCAACGGAGGATCAAGGCTGACCCTACGCTGTGCTCAGGTGGGGGAGTATTGCAGGATCAAGGCAAGCCACTGGACCTGGTTCTGCTAGATGAGGAAGCCCTTCAGAAGAAAGAGCGTACCCAGGGTAAGGCATACTTCCAGCTTCAGCACATGCTGAACACGGCGCTGTCTGATGAAGACCGCTTCCCGCTGAAGGCGTCTAACCTGATCTACGTGAGCAACGTTAGTCCGGTTGGCGTACCTACACAACTTGTGCGGGGGATGGATGCAGCTTACCTAACGCCCATCATGGCTAATGGTAAAGCATACCACCTTATGCGCCCACAGCAGATGGGTGCGGGTATCGAGCGAGCTGGCTTCGGCCTGGTCACAATCGATCCGGCAGGTGGTGGTGCCAATGGTGACGAGACAGGAATGGCAGCAGGCTACTCCGTAGCAGGCAACATACATGTCCCTTGGGTAGGCGGGTTCCCAGGTGGCTATGAGCTGCACAAGCTACACCTTATTAGGGATACGCTTGTTGAGCTTGTACGCAAGGGATTTCCTTTACGCAAGATTATCATCGAAAAGAACTTTGGTTACGGTGCATTTCAGGCCGTGCTAGAGCCTGTCCTTAGAGCTATAGAGAAGGAGCTAGGGCCAGTAGGGATTGACGAGGATTACGTAACTGGGCAGAAAGAGCGAAGGATTATCGACACCCTTGAGCCAGTTGTTTCTCGCGGTTCCTTGATTATACACGATACAGCGGTGACGGCTAACAACCTGACCCTAGAGTATCATTCTCCCGAGAAGCGCGGTACGTACTGCGTATTTCACCAGCTTGCAGGTATCTCGTCTGTCCGTGATGCACTCGTGCATGACGATAGGCTTGATGCGCTGGAGGCGCTTGTGCGCCATCTGCAACCACAGCTATCCGACAAGGATAGCAAACGAGACGATCAGGAGCATCTACGCCGACTCCTGGCAGCAGTCCGCCCACCGGGCGGTAGGCCACCCAGCCGTGCTCGTTCTATATTGGACCGTTACCGGCGAAAGTAAGGTAAACATGAAACAATCTGACCTCCCATCTCCTGGCAAGATTCGTATTGCCCATGAACTGCGTGCCCGTGCTGCTGAAGCTATCAGCGGTGTGCAGGTCTTCGCTAAGAAGAATGCCAGCGGTAAGGCCCGCACTGCTAAGCAGTTGTCGGACTTCTTCACCGCATGTGCTACCGCATTGTCGGGCTTCATCGACGCAACTGCGCCTACTGTTAGCACCCGTGTCCGCACGGCTACTAACACGCTGACCATCACCTTCAGTGAGGCACTCGATACTGGTGTTGTTCCTGCTACGTCTGCCTTCGTGCTCACTCCTACCCGTACCGTTACGGCGGTCAGTGTTGTGGGTAGCACGGTTGTGGTTACTGCTACTGGTGTTGTTGCTACTGATAGCGTGGCTTATACTAAGCCGGCTACCAAGGCTCTCCGCGACCGCGTTGGTAACCAGGTTGCCAGCTTCTCTGGTGTGATCGCCTAATGGGAAAGCGCAGGAAGCATATTCTTGCGCTTATCGAGCAGTCTTGTAGGGCTCTTCCTTATCTAAGGGGAGCCCTCCCTGTAGCTGTTAGGGAAGCTAGGCACCCACCTAAACGTGTTGGCGACAACGCTCTAGCTGCCTGCTACACGCATAGCGGGCGCATTGTGATATGGGTTAAGCCTGAGCAAACTGCTGAAGCAGAGCTTGGTTGTGTAGCCCACGAACTAATCCACGCCCTTGCTATCTGGCAAGGACGACCGTATGAGCATCCTATGATCGATGCAGAAATGCTGGCCGCAGAAGCGGCGCTAGGAGTACCTATTCTATGACAAGTAAAGCTATTAG